GCGAAGACAAGGGCATGGAAGCGCGCTTCACCACCACCTCGGTGGGCGGCAAGCGTGCGGTGCAGGCACTGGCTGTGGCCTTGGCCGAGCAGGTCGAGAAAGACCAGACCAAACCTGTTGCAGTTATCAAGCTGAAGAAGGACCATTACGCGCACAAGAGCTACGGCAAGATTTACACGCCGGTGTTCAATGTGATCGAGTGGGTCGGCATGGACGCCGAGACAGAATCGACGCCTGAAAGTGCGTTGACTGCCGCTGTAGAGGCTGATGAAGCCCCTGCGCCGGCAGGACGCCGCCGCCGCGCAGCGTAAGCCTTTCCTGATGCCCATTCGCAAGAGTGGGCATTGGAAAATGCTCTACCTCGACTTTGAAACCCGCAGCCGCTGTGACCTTAAAAAGCACGGCGTTTACAACTACGCTCAAGACGCCTCGACCGAGGTGCTGTGCATGTCCTACGCCTTCGGCGATGGTGACGTGCAGACGTGGCTACCCGCCACAGAATTCCCATCTGCTGTCCGCAATCATACCGGCCTGATCTACGCCCACAACGCAGCGTTTGAGCGCCTGATCTTTTGGTATGTCCTACAGATCGACTTCAAGCTGGAGCAGTTCTACTGCACCGCAGCGCAGGCGCGGTCCAACTGCGCGCCTGGCAGCCTTGAGGATGTGGGCCGGTTCGCCAGCGCCAGCATGAAGAAGGACCACCGTGGCGCTCAACTGATCCGGCTGCTGTCGATCCCACAGGCCGATGGCGAATTCCGTGAGGATGCCGGCCTGATGGCCGAGATGGTGGCTTACTGCGAACAGGACGTGCGCGCCATGCGGGCCGTCAGCCAGGCCATGCGGCCACTGAGTGCTGACGAGCTACTGGACTACCACGTCAACGAGCGCATCAACGACCGAGGCGTGCTGGTGGACGCCCCGCTGTGCCGCGCTGCTGTTGAGTACGCCGCCGACGAGACAGTCGAGATTCAGCAGATCGTGCATGAGGTCACCGAGGGCGCTATCACCAGCGTGCGCTCGCCTAAGATGCGCGAGTGGGTGCTTGAGCGCGTCGGCCCCGAGGCCAAAAAACTGATGTGGACCGGCGAGAAATATTCGATTGACAAGACTGTGCGGGCAAACCTGCTTGCGATGGAGAACCATGATGAGATTCCGGCCCATGTTGCGGACGTTATTCAATGCGCGGACGACCTCTGGGCGTCTTCGGTTGCGAAATTCAGCCGCCTTGCAGACCTCGCCGATGTCGAAGATCAGCGAGTTAGAGGCGCTTTCGTTTTTGCTGGAGGGGCTGCCACTGGACGTGCTTCAAGCTATGGAGCGCAGGTTCACAACTTTACCCGCAAGTGCGCCAAAGCACCTGATGAAGTACGCAACGCTATGGTGCGTGGACACACAATCACCCCAAGATTTGGAAAGCGCATTACAGATGTTCTCAAGGGAATGCTCAGGCCCGCACTGATCGCCAAGCCAGGCCATGTCCTGATCGCCTACGACTGGTCAGCTATTGAGGGTCGCGTTCACCCGTGGCTGTCCAACTGCCCGTCAGGCGAGGCCAAACTGGACGTGTTCCGGTCGGGCCTTGATCCGTACAAAGTCAATGCCACCGCCACCTTTCGCACGCCTTACGAGGAGGTCACCGCTGACCAGCGTCAGGTCGGCAAGGTCCAAGAGTTGGCACTTGGCTTTCTGGGTGGCGCGGGCGCGTTTGAGGTGTTCGGGCGCGTTTACGGCGTGCGCTTGACAGCCGGTGAGGTTGCGCGGGCTGTGGCGGGCTGGCGTATCGCAAACCCGTGGGCCATGCTGCACGGCAACGCCCTTGAGGCTGCGTACCTGCGCGCCATGCGAAATAAAGGCTACGAAGTCAGCGCGGGTCGGGTTACCTACCTGTTCGACGGGCAAATGCTCTGGTACAGTCTTCCTTCCGGCAGGGTGCTGTGCTACCCCAATGCCAAGTTCGACGACGAAGGCAATGTGACGTACTCAAAAGCCGCTTGGAAACCCGCCGCAGACGCCAAAGAATGGCCCCGTGCCCGCTTGTGGCGCGGCTTGGCTTGCGAGAACGTGACGCAGGCCGCTGCTCACGACATCCTGCGCCATTCCCTGCGCCAGCTTGATGGCGTTGTCCTACATGTACATGATGAGATTGTTGTCGAGTGCCCAGCTACCGAAGCTGATGCAGTTGGCGCAGCCATGCACCGCGTCATGTGCGAACCACCAGCATGGGCCGTTGGCCTGCCGCTGGCGGCTGAAGGTGTCACTACTACCCGTTACTCGTAAAAAAGCCCCCGTGGATTAGACGGGGGCTAACTCAACTTCAAGGAGAGAACAACATGTTGGATTTTATAGCATCTTTGGCCCCCGAGGGCGAAACCGCCCTGATAGTCAAGCAAAAACCGAAATTAAAAGATGGGGTGTTGGATTTTCACGCCGACGGCGCGATCAAGGCCACCTGGCCGGCGTTCCTGCCCGACCACAAGATCAAGGCCGGCGAGTCATGGTACGGCAACACCGCCAGCTACATCATTGAGCGCTTCAAGGACGGCCACCCGTCAGCCAGCGCCGCCAACTGCGAGTATGTGCTGGTGCTGGTGCTGGACGATGTGGGCGACCCCATCAAAGCCCCCAGCCTGCCCCCCATCGCGCCGACATGGAAGATCGAGACCTCCAAAGGCTCGTTCCAGTGGGGCTACGCCTTCAACGAGCAGCCGACTAAGGGCGAGTACGCCGCCGCCATCAGGGCGATGGCTGACGCGGGCTACACAGACCCAGGCGCTTGTAACCCTGTCCGCAATTTCAGGCTGCCTGGCTCGGTCAATTTGAAGCCTGGCCGCGATAACTTCGCTGCCGTGCTGACCGAGTTTCACCCCGAGCGCGACTTCACGCTGGCCCAACTGTGCGAAGCTATGGGCGTGACGCCTGGCCCCGTCGAGAGCGCCTACAAGCCGATCCGCGTGTCTGACGACGGCGCGGATGACGTGCTGGCGTGGCTGTCCGGCCAAGGGCTGCTGCTGTCCAAACCGAACCCAGAAGGCTGGGCCGGCGTGGTCTGCCCCAACAGTGCCGAGCACACAGACGGCAACCCAGAAGGCCGCTACATGCCCGCCAATCGGGCCTACTGCTGCCTGCACTCGCATTGCCTTGAACTGGACAGCGCGACATTTCTAGAATGGGTCGGCGAGAATGGTGGGCCAGCGCATACGCCTGGCCTGCGTGAGGAACTGCTTGCCACCCTGATGGAGGGCGCGCTTGCCAAGCTGACGCCCAACGACATATTCACCGACGAGGCTGCCGCCCGCATTGCCGAGACTGAGCGCAAGGAACTGGGCCGTATTGAGAAGGCCGACTGGTATGAGCGCTTCGCGTATATACAAGACGACGAATCGTATTTTGACATGCAGGACCGCCGCGAAGTGTCCCGCCAGACGTTTAACGCCCTGTTCCGGCACATCAGTTGCAAATCGATCCACACAGGCCGTAAGGTCGAAGCGTCAATTTGTTATGACGAGAACCGCCAAGCCAAAGGCGCAAAGGCGCTGGTCGGCATCACCTACGCCGCCGGCGAGTCGGTGCTGGTCGAGCGTGACGGCGACATCTACGGCAACCGCTGGCGTGACGCCCGCCCACCAGTGGCCGCCGGTGACATCACCCCGTGGCTGGACCACTGCCGCACGCTGGTGCCCGAGCCGAGCGAGTTGGCGCATGTCCTTGATGTGATGGCGTTCAAGTTGCAGCACCCCGAAGTCAAGGTCAACCATGCGATCCTGCACGGCGGGGATCAAGGGTCCGGCAAAGACACCATGTGGGCCCCCTTTATCTGGTCGGTCTGCGGCCCCCACCTGAAGAATCGCGGCCTGCTTGACAATGACACCATGAGCAGCCAGTTCGGTTACGCCCTTGAGTCCGAGATTCTGATCTTGAATGAGTTGAAAGAGCCAGACGCAAAAGAGCGCCGCGCGCTGGCGAACCGCCTCAAGCCCATCATTGCAGCGCCGCCCGAGATGCTGTCCGTCAATCGTAAGGGTTTACACCCATACCAGATGGCGAACCGCGTTTTCGTTCTAGCGTTCTCGAATGACCCCGTGCCGATCTCGTTGGACAGTCAAGACCGCCGTTGGTTCTGTATCTGGTCACAAGCCCCCCGAATGACCCCAGACGCCGCCGCCAAGATGTGGGCCTGGTACAAGTCCGGCGGCTTTGCAGCCATCGCCGCCTGGCTGCTGGCCCGTGACGTGTCCGCCTTTAACCCTGGTGCCGCGCCCGCCTCGACAGAATTCAAGATGAACCTGGTCGAGCATGGCATGAGCATTGCCGAATCGTACCTTGTAGACTTGATGCGCCTGAAAATGGGCGAATTCTCCCGTGGCGTTATCGGCTCGCCCTTTCACGCGGTCTGTGACCGCTTGGCAGGGTCTGCCCCTAGTGGGGTTAAAGTGCCGCAAACGGCGCTCCTGCACGCGTTTAAAGAGGCCGGTTGGGTCGATTGTGGCAGGCTCAAGTCGCGGGATTATGACACTAAAAAACACATATTCTGCGCGCCCGATATGGCGGACAGACCAAAGTCAGAATTGCGCCGCATGGTCGAGGATGCGCCCCCGTCCGCACTGGTCAGGGTCAAATAGAAAAGGGGGCCAGTTGGCCCCCTTACAGTTTGAGCAGCAGGGCCAGCAAAGCCGCCGCCAATGCAGCGAGAATTAAGACCATCCCGCCCGCTCCTCAAGCTGATGCACTAGCGCAGGGTCAATAATGGCCGTCACGTCAACCCCCTGCACGCTGGCGCTAATCAGGTGGTACACGTCCGGCCAGCCTGGCTCGTCCCATGAGCTTGGCTCGCCTGGCTCAAGCTCAAATTCACAATCAAGGGTTAACCCTCGGGCGGTGTAAGGCACTTTCATTCGATTAGCTCCTTCGGTAGTTCAACTTCATCACCCAGATTGGACGCTACGAAGCAGCGCATGGCTGCAATGAGGGGTGTTTGCCCCTTGTACTCGTAAGGCTCCCCTTCGTTGGTTGTGTACGCGCGCCATGTACCTGTGTACTCGTCTGGCGTTAGCTGTATAGCGTTTAGCTCAATGATCGGCCCACCTTGTGCCCAGTTGGTTGATGGACTCCAATAGCATTGCGGCTCTGGCAAATGCGGAATGACAATTTGATGGCTTGCATGGTGTATACCTATGCCGCTTCCCCACAATAAATTGGGGTGTTCAATTTTTGCTACCGCCCAATCAAGGGCAGCGCCTGTTAATTCTGCTGTTTTCATTTTGTAACCCTCGCTGGCGCAATGTACGCGTCACGCCCGCGCAGGCGCAGCCAAGCCGCCACCCGTTGGGCGCGGTGCCTAGGCACTAAGCGCCGCCCTACGGCGCGGCTGAAATGCGCGCCTGGCGCGAATAGTTGGATGCTGTAGAGTGTCATGCCTCCACCTCGTAAGCGTCAAACCCTTGGGGCTGGCTGACGTGAGTTGTAAGAGGCTGAAAAAACGATGCGATAAATTTGTTTGCTTCATTAAGCGCGCTTTCCGACACACGCGCATTGCGGGAATTGGTTGCGTAATAATCGCGTACATACGCGGCAGTGCTTAGAGCCGCGCCAAACTTAGGGTAAACCCGCTTTTCACCTTTGAGGCGCGGCTTTGCGTGTTTTTTGTTGGCTTGCTGCATTACCTCATTCACCCGCAACTGTAGGCGCTGCTCGTCGGTCAAGTCGCGGGTTTCGTATGTGGTGTAAGGGGCTTGGACCGTGTAGGTTGTGCTTTGCACTTTAAACGTGGTTTTCATGTTGTCAGTCCTTTAAAATTGAGCGTACAGAAAGCCGGATGCGGTCTCAGCCACGATTGTGGTGTTTTCCTCAAGGTAGGCGCGAACGTGTTCGCGTTCGCCGTCTGTGTCGCCGTCTTCGATAGAACTAAATTCAAGCCCGTAGTTTGCGGCTATGTCTTCAACTGTGTCTTCTGAGAAATCGCAGCAAAGCGCGATAACGTCAAGCTCTGCATTAGGGTCTGCTTCTTCCATGTAGTCAAAGAGCGCGCCAAGCCCCTCATAAGAGAATTGGTTAACGCGGCCCATGCTATGAAAAGCGGCCCGAAAGTCTGAAAGATTGATTGTCTGGATCATAGGGTACTCCACTGTTATCGGGACAATTTCCCGCCTATGCGCCCGCGTAAGGCGCATAAGCTGGCATTGTCAATACTTAGACGCCATGTTGAGCGCAAACGTGTCATATCCGGCAGCGTCCAGCCATTCGCGCGCAATTTTGGAATCTAACGGGATGTACTTAATCTGGTGACCACCATAAAAAGCCGGATGGTTTTGTTTGCGCCACAAAATTTGTGTGCCGCGTTTTACGTTGATACGAAATTGTTGATCTGGTGACTCGTGAGTGATTTCTGTCCAGCTTGCGTTATCTGTCGGGATGGTTTCTACGTTGTACATGGTTAGCCCCTTATTTAACTAAAACATCAAAATATGCAAGCATCAGCGCGGCAGCGCCGGCGATGAGCAGCAGCGCGCCTATGGTGTCGAATAGTGCGCGCCTCATGGTTTGGCTTTCATCAAGTAATTGGCGCGGGCGATAGCGATGCTCAGGCCGTCCGGCGTGCGCGCATAGGTGCTGTCGGGGATGCTATGCGTTATGCCGGACGCCATCACGCTATATCCGGTTTTATGATCCAGCACCCAATAGCGTCCGGCTTCATGTTTGATTTGTGATTCTGTCATCTGTTGCCTTTCAGTGGCCAGGCTTTGCGCCTGGCCGGTTGGTTTAGTAATTCCAGGCTTTCAGGCCGCGCCGTTTGGCTTCGGCTTTCGCTTCGGCTTTGCTGTTGAAAGTGAGTTGCATCACTTCGCTGGTGATGCTGGCGTCACGGTGCATGATGAGCGTGAAGCGCTTAGCTGGTGCATTGAAGATTGAAGCGTACATTTGCGGGCCTTTCGTTTGTTGAAGTCTCTAGTGTAAAGGATTGTTTTGCACTGTCAAGGATTATTTTCTAGGTGTTTACCCGCATCGTATGCGCGGCTGATCTTGCCGCGAAAATTGATCGTGTACTGCAATTCGCCGTCAATGAAAACGTAAATCGTGCCTTTGGGCGTGCGTTGCGTTAGCGTGACATCTGGCGCGGCATGTAGGAAACGATCGCACGCTTCGGCGATAGCATCGCCCTGCGTTCGGGTGATAAGTTGGCGCAATTCGGGTGCGCGTGTGGCTTTGTGTAGCGCTGCGTAATTGGTGAATGTGGTGGTTCTTAAGATGGTGGTTTGACTTGCCATGAAAATTCGCCTTTCTGTTTAAATGGATTTCCAGTATATCACATATCGTAAATTCACGCTTTGCGTGGTTAGTGTGGGCGGTTTTGTGGACGGCGGTTTTTGGCGTGATTGTCCATGCGTCTGCCATAGGGGAAAGGGGGCTTTGTGGACAATGTGGACAATGTAGAAGATATAAGTTTAAAAATATGAGTGTATACAATAACTGTATACAATGTTATAAGCTGCCAATGTTTGTGGACACGCTAGATTGTCCACAACTCGCCCACGTCAAAAAGCCCGCGGTATGGTTTGTGGGCAATGTGGACAATTTGCTTTTAGGTTGTCCACAATGCCCACACTCTGCTCCTTAATCAATAGCGCTCTGCTCCTTAATCGATAGCATGTAATGATGCAAGCCGCCGATGTTTGTGGACATGTCCACATTGCCCACACTGCGCGAAGTGAGTGCTAACTAACCAGGTTGTATGTGAGTGCTTACTAACTTGCAAGTGAGTGCTCACTACCGCTTGGCATGTTAGTAAGTGCTTGCTGACTTAGGGGGTGGGGGTAGGGCCGAGCGCCAGTGGGCCACGGTGGCGGAGGGGCCACGAACAAAATTTTTTTTAATGTAAACTCAAAGCACACGCAAACCGTGGCTGGAGAACCCATGTTTCACTCACTGCCCTATGCGCCCCGCGAAGTCAAAGCGACTGAGGCGCGCCTCAACGCCATCTACGAAGCCGCCAAGCTGGGCCTCAAAGGCGACACCCTCGCATTGGCTGCCGGCATGTTGCCCCAAGAATACCGGCAACTGTGCCAGCTTGACCCCATCGCAGAGATGGCGGCGATGAAAGGCAAAGCCGATGGCGAGATTACGGCGTCGCAGCAACTGCACCAAGCCGCCGCCGAAGGCGACGCCAAAGCCAGTCTGGCTATCTTGCAGCACGTTCACGGCTGGGTCGCCAAGCAGGCGATCACCATCGACGTAGACCAGCGCATCAGCATCACCGGCGCACTGGCCGAGGCCGAGCGCCGCGTCATCGACGTAATTGCACATGACATATCTGATCGCAGTATTGTTCCTATGGATACTAAGCAAACTCTAAATGCAGACCACTAAATACAGCGCTGAAGACGAACAAGAGTTGATGGCGCGGCTGTGGTCGCCCCAAATCAAGGACAACCCGCTGGCGTTTGTCATGCTGCTGTTCCCGTGGGGCGTCAAGGGCACGCCGCTGGAGCACTTCAGTGGGCCGCGCAAGTGGCAGCGCGAGGTGCTGACGGACATCGCCGCGCACATCAAGCAAAACGGCGGCAAGATCGACTTTGACACCTTGCGCGAAGCGGTCGCGTCAGGCCGTGGTATCGGTAAGTCGGCCCTCGTCAGTTGGCTAGTGATCTGGATGCTGACCACGCGCATCGGCTCGACCACGATCGTGTCGGCCAACAGCGAATCGCAGTTGCGTAAGGTGACCTGGGCCGAGATTACCAAGTGGCTGGCGATGGGGCTAAACAGTCATTGGTTTGAAGTCAGCGCCACCAGCTTGCAGCCAGCCAAGTGGCTGACCGAGCTAGTCGAGCGCGACTTGCGTAAGGGCACTCGGTACTGGGGCGTCGAAGGCCGGCTGTGGTCGGCTGAGAATCCAGACGCGTTTGCGGGTGTCCACAACATGGACGGCGTGCTGGTCATCTTCGACGAGGCCAGTGGTATTGATGACGCCATCTGGGCGGTGACGGCGGGTTTCTTTACAGAGAACACGCCTAATCGCTTCTGGTTTGCGTTTTCCAACCCGCGCCGCAACACGGGGTACTTCTACGAAACCTTCCACTCCAAGCGCGACTTTTGGAACACAAAAGTGGTGGACGCCCGCACGGTCGAGGGGACGGACAAACAGGTCTACCAGCAGATCATCGACGAGTACGGGCCGGACTCAAGCCAAGCGCACGTTGAGGTGTACGGTCAGTTCCCAAGCGCGGGCGATGACCAGTTTATCGGGGCTAACACAGTCGATGAGGCCATGAAGCGGGTCAAGTACCAAGACCTGAGCGCGCCTATTGTGATCGGGGTTGACCCTGCGCGGTTCGGGGCGGACGCTACGGTCATCGCGGTGCGGCAGGGGCGGGATATTGTCAAAATCATCCGGCACCGAGGCGACGACACCATGACGGTGGTCGGGTATGTGATCGAAGCGATTGAGGAGTTCAAGCCGGCGCT